TATTAATAAAATTAAATACATTAATAGAATTGCGCATGCGTGGTGGGCGTGTGTATAACCATGTGCATGTATGTGTATAGAATTAAAATCTATATGAGTAGCAGTTAATTCTTGACGCCTAAGTTATGATCATTATAAGAGTCTCATCAAGACACAAAGGAATCCAATGGAACTCTCAAGTAAACAGGCTATCGAATTAGGTAATGCATTGATTGATGCATCACAGAAATTAAACGACACGGGAATCAATCAAGAAGTCTTACAGATGGATACGGGTGAAATGTTTTCAGGTGAATGTTGTAGAACCAATGATTATGGTAGTGGATTCACTAAGATATGCGAAGTAGTCGATTAGCAATAGAATATTATCGCCTAAGTTATGAACCCGCTACGGCGGGTTTTTTCTTGTCTGCACCATAAAAAAGACCCCGGCTTTTGACCGGGGCCTAGTGAGGTGTTGGAGCAATCACCAACAGGGAATTTATAGCCATCAGGGGGGAGGAATGGCTATACTTGGATGTATACCATTAGCTGTATTATAGCACAACTATTATTTTTACTTGACCTTTGCTAAGTGTTGTAAGTATGTTGTCTGGGCGTATAACTATGTGAGGATAGCATGAAGCGACACTATAAATACTTGTCTAAGCGCAAGAAAAAGCACGGTTACTCATGGGTGATTTCACCTTCGAGAGCCATTAAGAAAGCTCTGGGAGTGGGCTTTGAACAGTACAATACACATGAAGAGGCACGTAAAAGGTCAATAGATCTTGAAGCAGCCTTTGATCATTGGAAGCGTACCCAAAAGCCTATCAAGAAGCTACACATCGAGGATGATACCGTCGATGCATTGTTTAGTTTTTATACCAGTAGAGATGCATATAAGAAACTGTCGGATAACAGCAAGAAAACCTACAAGTTCTTGTACACAACAGCATCTAGTATGCGTATTGGTCAGTCTAATGATTACTTTGGTCGTATGTTGGTTAAAAATGTATCGGCTCAGGTTGCAGATGATCTTTATCTTATCATTAAGACCAACAAGAGCCTGCACCGAGCTAACGGTGTGGCTAAGATACTACGCCGTATCTGGTTTGTAGGTAGGCGTGGTCCTCTGGGCAATGATGCACCTAATCCATTCCAACAGATGGGTCTACAGAAGCTGTTACGCCGTAAGGTGATGTGGACAGAAGATGAAGTCTTACAGTTTGTCTCTAAAGCAGACGAGCTAGGCTACAGTTCAGTCGGTACATTAGCATTACTCTGCTACGATCTATGCCAACGTCCGGGTGATATGCGTCAGCTACTCTGGTCTAACTTCGATGGTGAGACGTTTGACTTCACCCAAGAGAAAACTTCCACGGACATGGAACTAGAAATATCTCCCCGCCTAAGTAAACGGTTTGCAGATATGGTACGAGGCAATGATGAAGACTGTATCATCAACTATGAGGCAACAGGTAGGCCTTATGACATGCGGATGTATGCCAAGGTGGCACAGCATGTCCGAACACAAGCCAATCTAAACCCTGATCTACAGATTAGAGATCTTCGACGCAGTGGAGCCACAGAGATGGGGCAGTCTGGTGCAACAGAGGACGAGATAGCTGCGGTTACAGGTCACACATCAAGACAGATGTTAGAAATATACGTTAACCCAACCCGGAAGACAGCAAGCCGGGGAATGCAGAAAAGGTGGCAGAATGCATGATATAAATGAGGCTCGGGCAGAGTTCCAACGTGAGTTAGAGAAGCTAACAGGATGCAATTCCATACAAAGCTCCCAACTTACAGAACGATTAATAGATTTGTTTAGCATTTTGCGGACTGAGATCAGAAAGGTTGACAATGGTAGAATCAATACCCCCAAGCATAATTCGTGAGCTAGAGTTCTTAGGTGTACTGGTCCACATGCCACCCTACACCAAGCTAAAGCCTGACTTTGATCCTAATAAACCAAAATATGAATATCGGCAGATTGTTCTAGATGAAAATGGAGAACCACCCTTTTGATACAGGTAACATATAAAGACCATATGGGTACAGATCTTACAGTTGTAAATGCAGCTCGTGTGTCTTTTGGTAAGGAGAGGGAAGCTCTTGGATACACTAAAATTGGTGATGGTCCTAGCATTCCTTTGATACATGATATGGATAAAAAACTGATAAAATATCTGGCGAAGCATAAACATATGTCACCCTTTGGTCATTCGTTTGCATCCTTTCACATTAAAGCTCCCATGTTTGTAGCACGACAGTTGGTCAAACATAAGTTCCTGCGATGGAATGAGATCAGTCGTAGATACGTGGATGATGAGCCTGAGTTCTATGTACCTGAAACATGGCGTGGACGTAGTGATGACAAGAAGCAAGGCAGTGATGGTATTGTTGCGTTAGGTGAACTAGATCAATGTATAGTAGACGACTATCCCTACATGGCATTGACTGCATATAGAGCATTGTTAGATGCAAAAGTTGCTCCTGAGATGGCTCGTATGACGCTCCCAGCCTCGACCATGACAGAGTGGTACTGGTCTGGTAGTCTCGATGCTTTCTCTGATATGTGTAATCTTCGCTGTAAGTCAGACACACAGGTAGAGACACGAGAGGTAGCTAATCAGATTAATGAAAAGATGATGGATCTGTTTCCTATATCATGGAGTGCATTACATGAAACACTTTAAGAAGGTTGATATTGGTTTCGAGGCCAAAGGAGTGTCTGCGGGAGACGTAGACATTGTTAAGTATGGTATAAAGCGTGATGGTAAGTTTGAGGGTATTGCATATAAGAACTGCATCATCAGCCATGAGATGACAGCCAGCCTGCTGAAGCACATACCAATACCAATGCGGCATAAGTTTGTACCCTTGCATATGCATATCAACAGAGACATCATTCCGCATATAGACAGTGGAGTTTGCACCGTGATCAATCTTTATATAAAGAGCGGCGGGTATACCACAGACTTCAATGTCCCAAAGGATGGAGCTGAGAAGCTGAAGCTAGATAATCAGACTGATGGGTATGCCTACAAGTTTGAAGATGTGGATACCATTGCGTCTTTTGTTGCAGAAGATGGTGACGCCTATATACTAGACGTTACAAAGCTACACAGTGTTCATTCAGGTACTGAAAAGGATCGTATAGCTGTAGCACTATCTACAAAGTTAGACTTTGATTCTGTTTGTAAGATGTTTTCTGCTTAAAAAGACAACTTTTGACAACAAAACTAAATTTATCCCCTTTTGGGGGTATTTTTTTGAGTAATATCAGATAGTTGGTTGCGGGAGTAGGATTTGAACCTACGACCTTCAGGGTAGCAGGCTATTCAATGAAATCAATGACTTACAGAGTATGGTTAATAGTAGGCCGATAACTATCGTACAGTTAGGTGTTGACGGATCAAAAAATCACGATATAAGTGAGGGGCCGTTAGGGCCCGAACTATACCTATATAGGTAATAATAATGAATTATAGCAGAAGTGATCAAATAAGTATAATCAAGTCTATTACTCTTCGAGACGGAGATAGTAAGACATTAGACTGTCCGTTCTGTTTAGGCCGTAAGAAGTTTACTATAAGTAAGGTTGATGGTCGTACAATATGGAACTGCTATAAAGCAAGCTGTACTGTTCGAGGTGCATATACTACCGGGCGATCACTAGCAGCTATTAAGAATAAAATATCAGGTAACATAGCAAAGCCTGAACGTAAGACTAAACAAATACCATCTGTATTGTCTGGGATAGATAATCATGAAGGTGCTGTGTCTTATCTTAAATCAGTCAATTCGTATGATGCATACAAGATGGGACTAATATCTATCTCTTATGACCCTGCACATAATCGTGTCTTATATTTCACACAAGATAAGCAAGGGGCTGTAGGCAGAGCACTGGATAATAGAAATCCTAAATGGATGACTTATGGTAACACTGAGCATGGTGTTCAGGTTGGTAATACTAGGCATGCAGTAGTTGTTGAGGACTCTGCTTCAGCTTGTTCTGTAGTAAGAGTTCCCGGCTTAACTGGATATGCTTTACTGGGTACAAACTTAACCCACCCTATTAAATCAAGACTCAGACACTTTAGCTGTGTAACAATTATTCTTGACATGGATGCTAGTTCTAAGGCATTAAGAATAGCGAAGGCATTACAAATGCATACAAATGTACAAGTAAGGCTAACACAAAAAGACTTAAAATGGCTTGGGGCAGAGCAAATAACCAGATTAATAGGAATTTAAAATGTTAATAACTTCAAGCAATAGAGACGGATCATGCTACGGCAGGACTGCTTCAAGTTGGTCTGACCCGCATCAAGCCCCACCTCAACCCTATTTTATGTTGCAACAAGTGCATACGCACATTAAATACAAACACATGCAGAATTATATGCATATAAAAAATAGGGACTACCATGAAGGCAAGAGGGATAATTTTAATAGATTTTGATTTTGACGGATTTAAAGAAGCTGCTGAGATGCAGGATATATTAGAGAAAGCACGGGATCAAATAATCAAAGACAATAAATATGTTGTTCATCATCAGACAGATTTAAAAGAACGGCGTGGAGATCACGCACCAGATTTAAGAAAGATGAAATTTCGTAACAATTAGAACTACTTAAATAAATTATAGGGCTCTACCATCAGGTGGGGCCTTTTTTTTGTTTGCTTATTCCTACTCTCGTGTATAGTAATCGTACTATAAGGGGGAAAACCCAACATTAACTGAGGTGGAGAATGGACCAAGCAATACTCAAGAAACTATTATCGAGCGAATTTTACAACGAGAACAGAGCCAAACTTAAACGAGCCCTGTTTGCAGAAGAAGGTGCAGACCTCTTCGATGTAATAGAACAAGCACACAGCAAATACGGACATGACTTATCAATCAAAGAAGTGATGATCCTGTACAAGATACACAACCCTATTTCATCTGAAGCAGAGATCGGAGTTGTTACAGATGTTATAACGAGCATAAACAATGCTCCAGATATATCAGACGGTGTGGCACAAGATGCTATCATTGATCTTTGGAAGCGAGAGAATGCCAGACAGATAGCTGATCTAGCAATCAGTGTTACTGAAGGTAATTACGATGCAATGACTACCATCCGTAATCTTATGGATGAGACTATTGGTGGGTATGTCCCTGATGACTTCGGTGAGTTTACCACAGATGATTTAGATGAGCTGCTTGCAGAGACAGGTAATGGCAACAGATGGATGTTTAACATCCCAAGCCTAAGCAGGCATGTTTACGGCATTGGTCCGGGTGAGTTTGGTATTGTGTTTGCTACGCCAGAGACAGGTAAGAGTTCATTTGTCGTGAGCTGTTGTGCTGGCCCGGGCGGTTGGTGTGAACAAGGTGCTAAGATATTATTCTTAGGAAATGAAGAAACAACTCGACGCACTAAGGTTAGAGCCTACCAAGCGTGGTGTGGCATGAATGAACAAGAACTCATTGATCGTAACGAAGAAGCCAAGCGCAAGTATTCAGCTATCAAAAACAATATGCTGATGAAGGATGTGCAAGATTGGGATCTTAATCGCATCGAAGCATTCATTGATAAGGTGAAGCCAGACATAATTTGTTTGGATCAAGGTGATAAAATTCAGATTGGTGGTCAGTATAATGCAGGACATGAGCGTCTTCGTGAACTGTACAGACGATTAAGAGAGACAGCCAAGCGTTACGATGCAGCGGTAATCTCAGTCAGTCAGGCCAGTGCTGAAGCAGAGCACAAGACCAAACTATCCTACACCATGATGGAAGGATCAAAGATTGGTAAGGCTGCGGAGTCTGATCTAATTATAGGTATTGGTAGACACTCAGGTGAAACTGAGGGTGGTGAGCCTGACCCTACTAGGTTCCTTACAGTCAGTAAGAATAAACTGTCAGGTTGGCATGGAACTATCGCTGTTGTTTTAGAAGCGGGGGTTAGTAGATATGTCCAATAAGTATGAAGGATGGTTGGTTCTCGACCTAGAAACCACAGTTCAGAAGTTAGATGATAAGTGGGATAACTCACCTAAGAACCCTAACAACAAAATGGTATCAGCACACTATGCTTTAATTACTGAGGATGGTGTTGGCGAAGTTACTAATGACTTCTATTATCATGATGAGAAGAAGCGTTCAGATGATCCCAGAAAGCTAATGAAGGCTCTCAAGAAGGCTAAGGGGTGTATTGCTCACAACCGTAAGTTCGATAGCTTCTGGCTGAGAGAAACAGGCTTCAAGGAATATATGCCAGAGAATTGGTATTGTACTATGCAAGCTGAGTATCTGTTGGCTAAAGGACAACGCACTGAGCTGTCGCTCAAGGCAGTAGCAGAGCGCAGGGATGTTACACGTAAGAAGAGTGATCTCGTAGATGATATGTTCCGCAGTGGTATTGGTTT